CCGTTCAAAACTGCCGGTAATGTATTTCTTCCCAATAAATACAAGGTCTAAATCAGGGAACAATATCCCAACAATCTTCTCTTTATTTTCGAAGTTTATGAACTTAAAATCTTCTGTGGTAAACCCACAGTGTTCTAAGAATTTTATCAACAAGAAGACTCGGGTGCTCTTTCCAGAACCCGAGACTCCTTTAACACAACAAATGTTTTTCGACATACTATGCTTTTGTTACTGCATTAGGTCTTTTGTAATACACCTTGTCCCCAATCGTAATACCGAAGTAAGCTGATTCATCTTGGTTATCCCAAATGAAAGAATTAGCTTTGCCAATAACCGTTGCCCCTGGATTTACCTTGGAAGTCTTAGACACCACGAATGATACCAAGTCACCTTTACATATACCCTTCAAGTCAATGTCCTTCAGTTTATCATGGTGCTTAGTAATAGGGAAGCCATTGTTAGGAATATCTCCAAGAATTACAACCTTCTTTATTTCAGGCTCAGCAGGTTTATCTGCAGGCACTTCAGGTGTCTTCGGCTCAACAGGGTCAGCAGCTATTTCTGCTTTAGGAGTGGTCTTTTTAGACACCTCTTTCGTTGCAGGTTTATTTATTTCAGTGGTTACCGGCTTCCCTGCTATATCAAGTTCAACATCAGTTGAATGGAACATTTTATCCTTTTCTTTACCCTCCAACAATACATATACGTACTGTTCATCGTCAATTTTCTTGAATTTAGTAACAGTACCTTTGAACCAAGAAGACCCAGCAACCCTTGCATGAACAGGACTGCCATTTTCTAATGGCTTCTCATGGCGATCTGTGAATACTTCTGTTACGTCAATAACTGGGTGAATCTGAGCATCCAAAATAGCTTCAATCATTGTCACCCTGTCCATTTTACCATAGCCCTTAATATTTAGCAGTGATGCTTCTTTCCGAACTTTAATGGTGTTCATGTCATTTAATTCTTCTTTAGTTTTCATGATCTTAAATTTTACGAATTTTTACACTTTTGAATTATTCAGCGAATATATAACTTTTATATTTCCTCGCCAAATTTTTCAGCAGTTATTTTATTAAAATCAGTTAATTTATATTCGTTTTAAATAAGGATTATTGTGTATTTGTGCTCCCAAACCCTCCTTCTCCACGTGGAGTAGCAGTTAATTCATCAGAAAACTCAAGTTCTACTTCATTAACCTTTTCGAAGTAAATTTGAGCTACCCTTTCTCCAACTTTAAAAGGTGTAGGTGCTTCAAACGGAGTGCGCTCACCTACATATTTGAATCTAACCTGCCATTCTCCTCTGAATGGACAATCAATTGTTCCTGGAGAATTATGTAAAACCCAATCAGTCTTAGTGATACTGCTGCGAGGTACTACTACCCCTTTCCATCCAATAGGGATTTCAGACTGGAACCCTATATAACAGATAAGGCTATCTGCTTTTCTTTCAATGTGGTATGCTATTACGTCATACGCTGCGTCATGCTCGAAACTTTTTGCCGGCATTACAAAATTTTCTCTTACGGGTTTGATCTTAATTTTTACGGACATGTTGTTTGTTTTAATGGTTATTATTTATTAGTAGTAAATCCATTCTTAACTAATGAATCTATGGCTTCTGCTTTTGTAAATCCAAGGAATGATTTATCATGGTCAGTTTTTATATTCATTTCATACCTATCTTCCCAATAATTACCTTTCTTAACTACCTCTCTCCACTCGTCGTAATCATTATTTTGCATACGCTGTATATAGGTAACCTGACCATTGTGTTCTACGCTGTATACCGGATTCTCCATATCCGGCTTATCGAATATCTTTACAGTTGGTTTTGTGAGTTCTTCTTTCTTTATAACTTCTTTATCATCCTCTACCTCAAAATGTGGAACTAACATATACTGATTATACCACATCTTGTCGAATTTAGACATTTTCTTTTCTAATTCAGCTTGTTCCGCATTAGCTTCATTATATTCTTTTTGTGCTTTATCCCTTTTTGTAGGATTATAATCATAACCACTTTCATACCTATTGATCTGCTTTTCTAACTCTACCATTCTCTTATCTCTTACTAAATAAGATGTGACATATTTAGATGGCTTGTATTTTTTAAAATCAAATTCTTCTTTACCACCCACAGGGATAGCTTCTTCGCCTTTCTTCACCCTCTGCCAATCTTTGTTAGGATTTCCGGTCTCACTAACCTTCTTCCATGCTACACCTGAATACATACGCACCTCTCCTAAGGCTGCTTTCTTCCCCTTCTGAATATCACTTTCTTGCATGAAATTATCTTGAATCCAACCTTTTTGTTTGTTGAAGCTATCTTCTATAGATTTTTGAATGTCATCCATTGTATTAGAAGTCAGTTAAATTATCCGATATCAACCTACTTATATATTCGTAACCGAATTGCCTAGTTACACCATTCAAACTAGCAGCAATAGAATTTTGACTTGCAATATTCTTTACAACCACTGTAGTATACATATCCCCATTATCCCGAACTTTTACACTAACTCCTTCTTTGAAGTAATATATCTTATCATACTTTCCCATGATACGAATACTATTCTCGTCCCTGTATTGAAAATTAGGTACACCATATTCGTTGAAGAACTCAGATAAGAATCTGTCTTTGATGCTCTTTGAATTAAATATGGAAGGTAAGCTATTTTTCTGGCTTATCTTTTCTATCTTCTCCTTTTTACAAACACAGTAGTTCTTGTATTTATCAGCATATTCAGCTGGATAAATCTTTGAGCGAATATAATAGGAAATGTACTCTTGCTGTAATATCGAGTAGAAATCAGTAAGAGATAAATCCCGAGACTTTACGGTAGTTTCATTCATGGTATTTTTGTTATTCAATTTGGCTATAAAAATATAAGAAATCTTTCATAGATAAAAGGATTTCCACTAAATATTTTTCAGGAATATTTCCTGGATCAATATCTTCATCTTCTATCAACGCCACTTTAACATCAAATAAGGACATCAACCTTCCTCCGGCTTCCCTCATATTAGATAATGTCCCTTTATCATACATCAATATCACTTCTTGAATATGGTTAGGGATTAAATCAACCTGTTCCGCACTTAAATCACTCCCAAAAGTAAAACAACACTTCACTTCTTCACATAAATTTAACTTCATAACTCTATCTAAATTAGCTTTATCCATCAACCCTTCCACCAATATAACTGTATGAGTATTTTCAGTTATCTCATCCAATCCCCCCAACATCTTAGCAAAATCATTCTCTGAATTACGATACCGTAATACTAATGGTTCATCAAACTCTTTATGCCGCTTTAAATTTTCATGATGCCATTCCTTACTTTGAACCGACCTCGCTAACCAACCTGCTAACTTGTTATGCTGATATATCAAGAATACAATCTTATCTTCTGTCTTAGGATCTAAACCGGCAATACCTACCTTAAACTGCTCATATTGTGATTCTGTAAATCCCCTACTGTCTAAGTATGGCAATCCCTTATTCACTCTAACAAATCCAAGAGGCAGAGTCACTTCTTTATTTTCTTCAATCACACTTTTATCCATTAGGCTAGGTAAGCTGTATGTTTCTTTATATTCATAATCTAACAAATCCCCCCTGTCTAAATCTTTCAATATCTTCCACAATGGGAACGACTTAGAGCAATAGAAACATTTGCAAACTCCTCCACCTTCGGTGAACAATGTCCCAAATTTATCACCCTTCTGACATTCAGGGCAAACTAATTCTCCTCTCAGCCAACCTTTGCTCCCGAACCCTTTGAGCCTAAACTCTGATATTACCTTTTGATTATTCATTAGGGTATACGTCTTTGAACAACTTCAGTGTCCTATTTGCATCATAAAACCTCCCTAAAGCAAAATTTGTTGCAATAGGGTAAACTCGGCTCTTAGCATCATAATACCGTATCTTATCAAAATATATACGCATTGTCTTCCTCTTCTCCTCATCCATAGTCTGATTCCCAGTGAAAACATAGGAGTATGAATTTGCTATATTCTTATCTCCCATGGCATCTGAACGTGTAATAACCTTATCAGGGTCATTCCAGACATCTATTTTAACATCTGAAGTTTGATCAGCAGTAACTCCCCTCATATCAAATTCAGAACAAATATTCTTGAATTTACGGGATGAATTATTGATCTTCATTTTGATACTCTGGGTATCAGCACCATATTTAATCCCATCCCCAGGATTAACCAAGTCAATACTATCTAAAATCAACTCATCCGGTGGTGCTCCAAATTCTTTTATGTATTCTATCACTGCATCCCGAACATCAACCATAGATGCCTCGTCAAACTGTTCAAATGATTTAACACAAATATCATATTTCATGCTAACCATTTCATTAGCTACACTCAATAGGTGATGATATTTATCGTCTTCTATATCTCCGGTTCTTGCTTGGTTATAGGTAACAGCTGACCAAGACTGAGTATATTTGTCAAAGACTTCCTCTCTACTGCCTTCTAATTGTATATGTAGGACTGAATACCCTAACCTACAAGCTATCATCCCTTGGTGCTTCAGAACGGTAGATTTCCCGACGCCCGACCTCATCACCCAAAGTACTGTGTCTTTCCTATCCATCCCCCCTCCGCTCACAACATCACATGGCAATATTCCAAATGGTATCTTCTCTTTACTGACCGTATCTTGCTCCTTACGTAGCTGCTTCTCTAGCTGCATCTTCTGAAAATCCCCAAATACTTTCAAGAAATTACCATTATCCCTGAATATAGAAAATTCAACTATCTCAGCACTCTTTTCGGCCATTACTCTGATAGCCTTTTCCTTATCCCCCTTCTTATGTATCTCAACTACATCCTCCCAAAGTTCTTGGAATCTTACTTCTTTTATATAGGACTCTAATTTACGTAGTACAGGATCAGGGTCTACTATTTCACATTCTTTGATCCTTTTTAGGGTTGTAAGCAGTTTCTCATCATCTTTATGCTTCTCAAATACAACTCCAAAAGTAGGTATAGCCCCTGTTAGGGTGAATTGATCTGAAAGTGTCTTATAGATTTGCTTTAACTCAGGAGAAGGTAGATATTGATACCGGAGATGTGGTAAAACCCTTTCTAATATGTTCTGTTTTAAGAACGCTAACCTGAGTAATTCCTCTAAGAAATTTACATTTAATACTGCCACTATACGAAATTTAAGGTACGAAATTAATAAATTATGATCAAATAACAAAATTAAATCAGGAACATCTCTAGTATTTTATCTTTATCTCTTAACTCATTAATCGCAAAAAATGAACTCATCACTCCATCATCATGTTGGTCGGCACTCTCTAATCTCCCACTGTCAGAATTAAAAGTTACTGAATTAAATTCTCCGCACAACCAATTAGTTAAATTCTGGGTATCTTCATCACTTTTATATGGTATTTTTAACTGACCTCTTTCAAACATTGCACTAAGGGAAGGGAGACCAGAATACAAGTCCTTTTTTATATTTGAAGTAGTAGTAAATTCTTCTATATTCTTTAATCCCCTACTCTTAGCCATACTACTCAAAATAGACTGAAATCCATTAGACTCACAAATTATCTTGTTAGGTTTGAACCTATTATCAAGGCTAATTATTTGACTAATTTGTTCATCATGGCTTGCACCTTGTTTTCTCCAAACATGTAATAAATAAATATTTTTGTCTTTATCTCGACCCCATACTGTGTATACAGTATAGTCAGCACCAATTACCCCTGATATAGCAAAGTCAGCTCCAATAACAACCCTCTCCAACTTAATAGGGAAAGAATCAATGTTGTCTACATAACTTATATTCTCCATCCCAATAAATGCACGCTTCAAATATTCCCATGGAAATAATGAAGAAGCATCAGAAATAGGAGATACCAATATCTCTCTTGAGAATACTATCGTCCCTAATGACTGCTTCAATTCCATCAAGAAATCAAATGTGAACCTGTCAGGAGCAAGCAATTCCATATTAGGCATAATACCTGGATATGTGAACACATGAAAATTTGGATCTTTTATTAAATCTCCATAAAGGTCATCCGTATGGAATGGAGTCCCAGATACTATATTATAACCGCCTTGATCAACAATATTCTTTATCTCCGCTTTAAATACCTCTTTGAATTTATTACGCTGTTCAAGTGAATACAAATTAGACTTATCTAAGAAGTCATCAGTAATTGATGCACCTACGTGAAGACCACGGATAAATCCTCCGGCTGACCTCTTGTGCAGTATTGATCCTTGTTCTGTAGTTAACCCCTCTTTACCTAAATTAGCCTTTCCTGTGGGATTAATACGCTGCCCCAATATGTCATTTATAGTTATTTCTTCAACTATCTTGGCAATATGTATATTCCCCAATCTTGATTCATTGGTAATTATACATGTTTCCTTACGTAACTTGTTATCTTTAGTGTCTTGAATAAGGGGATGAGGCCTTTTGTATGACCATAATCTCCACATAGGAAATGCGTATGTATATTCAAAACTCTTCCCACTGCCTCGTTGGCATAGGTATGCGCTATTTGGATACAGCTGAACTAAATTACCCCACTCTATATTCCTTACATTCTGGGTGAAATTGCTTAGGCATGTAGACTTGAAATAATTATAGCATTGTGTCTTCAAACTATCATCCAAACTTCGCTCTAAAAAATCTAAGTATTCTAACTTCTCTGAATTCAGAGTGGATGAATTGAAATTAATGATATTACTCGTTTGTTTTAATATCTCATTCAACAGGCTGTCTAAGTCCCCTCCATACCCTTGGATAAGTTCATTTAGAGCCTTATCCCCAAGGTTGGAAATCATCTCTTCTACGTAAGTATATGTATTCTCTATTTGCTTACGAGTGAGTGCCTTTTGACTAGAAGTTAATTGTAGGAGATCAGAGTTCAAAGTTATCTCGGAATTTAGTTACAGTTTCTAATTTAGCACCTTGGGATTGCCCTTGTCCACGTAATAATTTCTGAAAATGAATCCATAATTTAGCCGTGGCCGACGCATCCGTGAGGGCACGGTGTGCATCTTTCAAAGTAATTCCGGCATTTGAACAACACGTCCCTAGTTTATAGTTATCTGATGTAGTCCATGCCATGCGTGCCCACTTCATAGTATCCTCCGGTTCTGGGTTCACATACTTACTTAAATCATCCTTACAGAATTCAAATAACCCTATCATAAATGGAATATCAAATTTTATCAGGTTATGTCCAAATATTACAGGTAATTTACCTCCATATTTGTATTTCTTCATGAATGCCGCTATTTCTTTATAGCATTCAAAAACATCACGACCTTCTTCAATACACATCTGTTTAGTGATCCCTGATGCTTCTGCAGCATGTGGGTTGTAAATCAGCCCATCTTTATACGGCTTTATTAACCAAGATGCTTGATCAATTATTTCTAATTCTTGGGATATTACAACTAAACCAACTTCAGTAAGTGCAACATCATGAAATGCTTTCTTATTAGCAGAAATCAAATCCCCAGTTTCCACATCACAGCTAATCCAATTACGGTATGGTGAATCCATTATTCTAGTATATTATATAGTTTAATTCCTTCAATCTTGTTTTCTGACAATACAATACATTGCCCACCTAAATACTTAGGTAACCTTCCCCTACGGACATACCCTTGAACATCTGTTGTTGTAAATTTTTCTCCAGTCTTTTTGACTGTGACTTCATTTAGAAATTTAGTTAGGACTGTCAGTGTAGCATTACTCTTAATGTACATGTATTCATATCTTTCAATTTAATCGAAATTACTGTACAAATAACCCTTTATACGTATTAAAATAATTATCAAACAAATCTAATACCACTTTTCTATTATCTTCTGTTTCAAATACCAACTCTTCATTGGAATAATATGGAACTGACTTACATAGTGGAGGAGTAGGGTTCAAAACTATAAGAAATTTCATTGAACCATTTACATCCACGTCTACTTCATCGTACCCTATTAACAACCACAAATCTAATCTCTTACCACATACTTTAGCGTACCTGTCAATTACCTTAAACTCTTTACTGTCTTTACCTTCTACCGCCTGTTTACCCTTCTCTGAAGCTATATGAGTATTCAAATCTAGTAACTCTAAAGCTATATCCTGATCTGATTTCTTCTTCCACTGCTGTAAAATGTCTACAGCTGCAGTAAATTCCATCTTCTTGAATAGCTCAATTATTTCAGTAATAACCTGAGTATCCTCTTGTGATATAGGGTGTACCAAGTTTTTACGTACTTCTTCAGGATATCTATCACTTGCAGCGATCAAATGTTTTTGCATTTCTTTCGTCTAATAGTTGCTGTATAATTATTTGATTCTTTTCGTAAATGTTCATATTCTCTTTATCGTGAAATTCCCAACGGTCATGACATGGATTAGGGCAAAGCCTATTGAAATTACGAGCATCGTTCCTAAACTCGGGATATGCAGCTTTCGATAAAATATGTGAGAACTGACCTATACAATTTATACTTCCATTTTCATCCCTAAATTCATCAGGTAACGCATTCCCACATTCTTCACACACATTAGGGGATTTCAAAAATACTTCTAAGTATGTGGATTGATCTTTTTGAACCTGTTCGACCCTCTTTATATATGTTCTATTGGAAATTGAATGATCTACACGTTTTTTCTTAGCTCTAACGAACTTTCTTTCCTCTTTAATAATATCCTTAGCCTTACGTAATTCAGCCACAAATCGGGTAACTCCATGGAGTCTTACAAAATTGCAATCATCACACAATTGATACTTCTGATTCACTACGTATATACTACCACATCCCTTACAAGCCATACCTAATCCTTCTTTAAAATACATGTTTTATACATTGGACAAACCTTGCATATATCATTACCTACCGAGAATAAACTATTTTCATGGCAATGCAATAATTGCCGGCTCATATCAGTAAACCGCATACGCTCAGCATTATTGTATTCGCTAATAGACAGCTTTGGAGAGTCTTTCTTAACTCCTAAGCTAAGTTTGTATTGATTAGCATGGTAAGATTGCTCCTCCGTCCTCTCTCGCCATCTCTGTAGTGCTTTATCCCCAAATATCCAATTAAGATAAACCCGATTGAACCTTGTTTTCATACCATTGTAATGTGCGAACTGAAATATGACATATTCATACAACCATTCTTCACCAGCACCATCAGGCATTTTACCTAAAAACGAATCTATCTCTTTCTCTACATTCTTGTTCCTGAAATTATACTCTACCCCATATACATGTAGGTAGATCAAATTAAATGTGTCTTTTAGAATCTCTTTCAAAAGTATAAATGTTATATTTCTTTAGGAACGGTAAAATTAATATATTTTTCAATATAAACTTAATTTTACCAAAAATAAATTATTAACTGTCAATTAAGACAGTCCATCCTCTTAATTCTAGAAGAGCTTTAGCTGATAATCCATTTGATGTAGGAATATTATTTAATGTCAGGTCAACCCACCCATTACTCACTGCATTAATAGATAAAGCCTCTAATATTTCATCAACTTGTATTGATGACAACAAACAATTTTGAATAGACACATAACTACAATTAGAGAAGGAATAACCTGAATTTGTGATATTAGTGAGTCCAGATAAACCCATTCCAGTTAATGAAGTAGCTAAATTAGCTAAATCACCTGTTATAGTGGCGTTGGGGATATTCCATAGTGAAAGATAGTCTGTAACCTTATCATTTAATTCGTATACTATATTAGTATCAGATACCATAATTTGAAGATTGCTAAAGGTTCCAGTAAAATCATCTACGTTACCAGAAAGACTATTTGCAGATTGATAGTTGAAAAGAGATGTAACAGTAGGTAAATCACCGATACTTATAATTACTTCTGCTCCTCTAATATACAGATACGACAAGCAAGGCTCATCAAAATGGATTAATACATCATATACACCTGCATCCGCATAGATGTGGTCAAGATAAACATTAGAAGTACTCATTGTATAGTTGATAATAGGAGTTGAATCACCCCAATCAACTGTAAATGGTACACCATCTACCCCTTTAACTATTATTTTCTTAAAATCAGAACCCGATAACGTATAATTAGAAGTATCGGCATCAATCTGGAATGCAAGATCTAAAACTAATGCTAGAACTGTTATTGTTATTGAATTTGAAAATACAGGATTTGTTATAGTCAATGGTAAACTAGATGTCAATTTCGCTGTAATAATATCTCCATCAATTGGTATATACGTTAATGAATTTGAACTTTCATCAGGAATAATAATTCCATTCTTACTCCATTCAATAATCGGAGTACTTCCCCCATTAGTAATATTCGCATTAATAGTAATAGGGTCTCCCTGCATTATAGTTACAGTACCTGTAGTCAAAGTAATAGTGGGTAATAATGGTACTACTTCTTCCCATGTAATAGCAAATCCTATATTGTCTTCTTTAGGGAGTTCAATCTCCTCGTACCTATACTGATCATCCTGAGTCTTTTGGTAAATAGCATTCTGTTGCAATTTAATGGCATCTAATAGCAATTCACGTTCAAGCCATATACCTAATACTTCCCCAACTGCTAAATCCCCTATGTTTATTTTGTTAGTTTCCCCATCTGCTTCTGCAAAATTAGCATACAGTGGCTTTGATGAATTTTCGATTATATGTTCCATATAATACTGACCTTCTGCATCTAAAGCCATATCCACTGCTGCAACCCTAAATTTAGAAGCTGAACTAGTAGGGTAAATGAAACATATTTCTATGTTCACAGCATCTTTAGTGGTTTCATTCTTCAGCACTAACCCTATATACTTATTAGTATTAGCGTTCTTCACTGTATACATGGAAATATCACTAAAAATATTCCCCACGACTGAATTAGGTAAAGGGGAGGATGATTTATATCCCCCTAAACTAATACTTGGTTTGTTCTGAACCGCTTCGGGTTGCGAAGCTACTGTATAATAAAGTCTCATGTCTTATAAGTGTAAAGGGATTAATTTATTTACAGCACCTACTAATTCCCTAGAATCAATAGAACAAGTACCATCAGTATTCACGTTAACCTCCACCCTGTAAGCTGTTTCTGAATCTATAAAAGTAGTCCTCTGTTTGAATGGGAAATTATACGGCAATGCAAATGTTACAGGGTACACCGTTGCTGAGATTGTATCTATGTACAAATGTACATTATTGCGATCTAATTTGTATTTAACTATATTAGTGACAGTTGATAATCCTACAGCATCCCCATCATACAAGGCAGTAACAGTTATCCAATCTGTTTCATCTTTAATAGCATTCATATTAGTCAGATGCCAATTAAGATTCAAATCTGCCCAAAACTCCAACCACGTTCCAGGTTCAACTAATAAATTACCCGCACCTAATCTATTTTGAGCAGTAATACTATTTGCTCCTGGAGAACTACTTATATAAAGAGGATCACCGGTAGGATCCACAAGAATATATATTTTAGTTCCAGCTACATAACCATCTGCAAATACAATATATGTCAAAGTATTTGAACCGTAAGGTATTATTCTTGATCGCATTTGGAACACATTACCACTCGAACTAGGTATCGTAAGTGTATAATCACCTGCACCACCTACGTATGCAGGAATCAATAATGGCGAAGAAAATGAAGCAGAATTTGCTTTATCTATTACTGGTATTGCAAATATTGGACTACTTGTTGAAAAAGTCTTCTGGCCGGTAATTGTCTGAGCTATACTCTTGTATACAATATCAGGAGAATACGCAAAATTGAATAAGTTATTTACTCGCAAATCATTCACAGAAAAAGCACCGCCACCTGCGAATATCAAGCTAGCAATTATAAAACCACCAACAGAAGTGATATCAGTATCTATATCAGTAAACGTTAATTTACCAGTAGCTGTTACATATGAGTATTTATTAGTCAAACTACCTTGCGCAGATAGATCGTAAGAACCTACAATCATAAACTTCAGATTCGTTTCATTTGAAAGAACCCCAGATATTATGATCTGAGTATCACTCAATATTGAAATAACCTCATATGTCTCACTATTATTAGCAGGAGATCCATCCTGATTATAAAACCTAATCTTAGTCGGATTCTTGGTTGATTGTCCTCGCAGTTTGGTGAAATTACCACCTGTTATTGTTACTTGATTTGAAGTGGTAAGTGCACACAACCCATCTTCTAATGGATTCCATATAGGAACAAAACCTATATAAATTACATCCCCTGAACCATAACCGGCAATACCATCAACGACTATATTATCAGTTTCTTCATATTTGAATAATGTTACTAATTGCTGTTTGAGTGAATCATTGTTCGTTATTAAACCGGCAATATATTCATCAGTTGTGTTTTCAAAGTTCAATACCCCACGGCCTCTTCCAATCTTGATAGTATTGAATCCACCTGAAGGCACTGAGCCTATTTCTACTTTGAAAAAATCATTAATGAAAGCAGCACCAACCGAATCGTATCCGTCAAGAATACCACCAACCTGTTCTGAGGCTCTATTGTACCGTAATACGTTTCCTATCAATTCCCTTAAAGACTCGTCCCAAAGAACTAATTCTTCCTTAGATATTATCTGTTTGCCGTTGAAATTAGGTGTCTGCTGCATTTTTATAAATATTGAATGTTAGTAGTGCAATTGTATGGTATCAATTT